CGCATCAGCTCACCGCGACGCTGCCCGAGGGCGGCAAGTCGCATGTCACCGCCTCCGGCGGCATCACTCTCGCTGGCGATACCCGGATCGTCGGCAAGCTCTCGGTCACCGACGACACCGACCTCGGCGCCACGCTGCACGTCGCCAGCGATGTCACCGTCGATACGAAGCTCACGGCGACCATCGACGTCACCGGCGGCGGCAAGAGCGTCAAGGGCCACGCTCATCCCATCGAAGGTCCCGTGACCGGAGCGCCACTGTAATGCGCGGCATGGATCGCACCACCGGCAAGCCGCTCGACGGGCTCGCGCACCTGCAGCAGTCGATCGGCGACATTCTCGGCACGCCAGTCGGTTCGCGCGTCATGCGCCGCGATTACGGCTCGCTGCTGCCGCGTCTGATCGACCAGCCATTCAACACCGCCACAAAAATCCGCCTGGTCGCCGCCGTCGCCACCGCACTGATGCGCTGGGAACCGCGCGTCCGGTTGTCTCGCGTGTTGATGGCTCTGGGCGACCAGCCCGGCCAGGTCGTGGTGACGCTGGAAGGCGTGCGCACCGACACACCCGTCGCCCAACCCGCCGCGATCACCGTCCCCCTGCAACTCAGCGCCGTGCCCTAACGGCATCACCCGAGGATTCACCATGCCCAACGATTACCATCACGGCGTCCGCGTTGTCGAAGCCACCTCCGGCGCGCGCACGCTGACCGTTCCCTCCACCGCCGTCATCGGTCTGGTCGCCACCGGCGAGGATGCCGATGTCGCCGCGTTCCCGTTGAACACCGCGGTGCTGGTGACCGATGTGCAGGCAGCGATCGGCAAAGCCGGTACCGCCGCCATGGGCACCTTGCTGCCGGATCTGCAGGCCATCAACGCGCAGACCAAGCCGATCGTGATCGTGGTGCGCGTGGCCAAGGGTGTCGACGAGGCCGCCACCAGCAGCAACGTGATCGGCACCACCGACGCCAACGGCCGACTCACCGGCATGCAGGCGCTGCTCGGTGCGCAGGGTCGTCTCGGCATCAAGCCGCGCATTATCGGCGCACCCGGTCTGGACACGCCGGCCGTCAGTGTCGCGCTGGCCATCGTGGCAAAGAAACTGCGCGGCATGACCTACGTGCACGCCCACGGCGCCACCAGCGTCACCGAGGCCATCGCGTACCGCGCCACCTTCAGCCAGCGCGAAGTGATGGTGATCTGGCCCAACGTCATGGCCTTCGATACCGTCGCCAATGCCGACGTCGAAGTGCCGGCGGTCGCCTACGCGCTCGGCTTACGTGCGCAAATCGACCAGGACCAGGGCTGGCAGAAAACCATCAGTAACGTTGCGGTCAACGGTGTCACTGGCATCAGTCGCGACGTGCACTGGGATCTGCAGGATTCGGCGACCGATGCGGGCGTACTCAATGCCGCCGGCATCACCACGCTGATCAACACGCAGGGCTTCCGCTTCTGGGGCAACCGCACCTGCTCGGATGATCCGGACTTCGTCTTCGAATCCGCCACACGTACCGCGCAGGTGTTGGGCGACACGATCGCCGACGGCTTCCTGTGGGCCTCGGACAAGTCGATGTACCCGAGCCTGGTGAAAGACATCATGGACGGCATCAACGCCAAATTCCGTGACCTCAAGACGGGTGGCTACATCCTCGGCGGCAGCGCCTGGTACGACGCCAGCGCCAACGACCAGAGCACCCTCGCGGGCGGCAAAGCCATCGTCGACTACGACTACTCGCCGGTGCCGCCGCTGGAGGATCTGCTGCTACGCCAGCACATCACCACGGCGTACCTGGCTGATTTCGCCGCAGCGATCAACGCCTGACTTAAGTGCGGCCGCTACGGCGGTCGCGCTTCACTGCACCTTTAGAGGAACTCCGCCATGGCACTGCCCAGCAAGCTCAAAAACTTCAACGTGTTCAACGACGGCGTCAACTACGCCGGCAAGGTGCCCGAGATCACCCTGCCCAAGCTCAGCCGCAAGATGGAAGAGATCCGCAGCGGCGGCATGGACGGCGGTGTTGAAGTCGATCTGGGCGGCGAACTGCTCACGTTGGAATACACCGCCGGCGGCATCGTCCGCGAGGCGATCCGGCAGTTCGGTGCCACCAGCGCCACCGCCTACATGACGCGCTTTGCCGGCGCCTACCAGCGAGACGACACCGGCGACGTCGATGCCGTCGAAGTGGTGGTGCGCGGCCGCCCGAAAGAGATCGACATGGGCAACGCCAAGCCCGGCGAGGACACCGCGCATAAGTACAGCATCAGCTGCGCGTACTACAAGCTGACGATCAACGGCGTCGTCGAGATCGAGATCGACCGCCTCAACTTCATCTTCAACGTCGGCGGCGTCGATCGCCTCGCCCAGCAGCGCCGCGCGCTCGGCCTGTAACCCTCATCCCTCACCATCCGATCACGACGGAGCGATCCATGACGAAGAACACCGACATTCCCGCACAGCCGAACAACGCCACGGCCACTGTCACGCTCGACACGCCGATCACGCGCGGCGAGCAGACCATCACCGGCATCACACTGCGCCGTCCCAAGGCCGGCGAGCTGCGCGGTGTGAGCCTGGCCGATCTGGCCCAGATGGAAGTCAGCGCCATCGCCAAGGTACTGCCACGCATCAGCGATCCGTTCCTCACCACTGAGGACATCAACAAACTCGAAGCGCCCGATCTGATGGCGATCGGCACCGAGATTCTCCATTTTTTGTTACCGAAGGACGTCAAGGCTTCCCTCGCTGCGTAGAGGACGCCATGGCCGACATCGCGGTGGTGTTCCACTGGTCACCCGCCGCGATGGTCGACCTCACCTTGCTGGAATTGATGCAGTGGCGCGAGCGCGCCCGCGAACGGTGTGGAATGGAGTAGCGCGTGGATCTCAAACTACAGGTGCTGCTGCAGACGCTGGACAAGGCGAGCGCGCCGCTCAAAAAAGTGCAGGGCTCCGCGACCGGCGCCGCGGCCCAACTCAAGAAAACCCGCGACGCGCTGCGCCAACTCGACCAGACGCAGAAACAGGTCGGCGCGTTCCGTCAGCTTAAACAAGGCACCGTCGAGACGGCCAAGCGTATGGCCGATCTGCAGACGCGCACACGTGCAGCGGCAGCAGAACTAAAGGCCACCGCCAACCCGTCGGCCAAGCTCTCGGCCGAGTTCAATAAACTCACGCGCGAAGGCGCCAAGCTCAAGGCCGAACACACCGCGCAGCAGGCCAAACTGCAGGGCCTTCGCGCGGCGTTGCGCGCTGCTGACGTAAACACCCACCAGCTCGGCACCGCCGAGGCCGCGCTGCGCGCGAAGTCCGCCAGCGCCACCACCGCAATCACGCAGCAGACCGCGGCCTTGCGCGCGCAAGGTGTGCAGGCGCAAAAGCTGGCCACGCTGCACGACCAGCTGCGCAAGAGCGAAGCGCTCGGTGCGCACTTGTCCATCGCCGGCTATGCCACCCTCGAGGGCGGCCGTCGCGTCATGGGCCAGGTCGCGCCGGCCATCGACGAGGCCAAGCACTACCAGATCATCACCGAGCAGTTGCGTGCGCAGGGCACCAGCGCCGCCGACGTGTCGCGCGCGCAGCACTTCGCGACCAACGACGCGACCATCGGTAGCTCGCAGACCGAGAAGCTGGAGATCCTCAAGGACGCCAACAGCATCTTCCGCGACATGCACGAAGCGATCGCGGTCGCGCCGTCGCTGCTCAAGACCAAGCTCACCTTCGAGGCGCTGATGGCGTCCAAGGGCGAAGGCTCCGGCCATGGCAGTGAAACCATCGGCGAGCTGATCGCGGCGATCCAGACCGGCGAGCTGCGCAACGCGACCACCACACCGGAAGCGTTCAACCATCTGCTCGACATGATGACCAAGGCCTATGTCGGCAGCGGCGGCCTGGTGAAGCCCAGCGACTACCTGGAGGCGATGAAGGTCGGTGGCGTGGCCACTAAACAGATGGATGAGAAGTCGCTGTTCTTCGGTGCCATGCACACAATTCAGGAAATGGGCGGCATGCGTTCCGGTACCGGCTTTGCCAGCGCGTATCAGAACTGGGCGGTTGGCCGAAGCACGCAACAGACCGCCGAGGCGCTCAGCCAGCTGGGCCTGTTGAACAAAGGTGCCGTGAAGTACGGCAAGAACGGCCACATCACCAAGATGCTACCCGGCGCACTGAAGAACCAGGCGCTGTACGAGACCAACCCCTTCGAGTACCTGATGAAGGAGGTCATTCCGCGCATCGATCCCAAGGGCAGGCTGACCGAGAACCAGATCGTCAGCAAGCTCAACAGCCTGTTCAGTGCGCGCAAGGGCGGCGACCTGTTCGCCGGCCTGTACATGCAGCGCGGCAACATCCAGAAACAACTCGCGGCGTCGGCTGATTTTGAGGGCACAGATGCGACGTACCAGCGTGCTGCAGGCACCGCGCAAGGCCAGGAAGCCGAACTGCTCGCGCAGAAGGCCAACCTCTACAAAGAGCTGGGCACCACGCTGCTGCCGCTCTACGTGGGCGCGCTGCAGAAACTCGTCACCCTGCTGAAAGCCCTCACCGGTGCAGCGCAGCGTCATCCGGCGATCGCCAAGGGCCTCGCCCTAGTCGCTGCCGGTTTCGGCATTCTGATGGTCGCTGCCGGCGGCGTCATGATCGCGCTGGGTGGACTGATCGGTCAGTTCGCGCTGCTGCGCTTTGCCATCGGTCGCGCCGGGCTGGGTGGGCTGGCACGTCGGGGTGCCGGCGGTGAAGCCGCTGGCGTCGGCTTGCTCGGCCGTGTTGGCATCGGCGCACGTGCCGCGATGCTGGCCATTACCGGCATCAGTTTGCCCGTGCTCGCGCTGGTCGCGGCGGTGACCGCGCTGCTGTTCCTCGTCTGGAAATACTGGGGGCCGATCAAAGCGTTTTTCATCGGCCTCGGCCAGGGCATCCGCGACGTCGCCGGCCCTGCCCTGACCGCACTAGGCCAAGCGCTCGCACCACTGAAGCCGGTATGGGAGGCGCTCGCGATCGCCATGGGCGCGGTGTGGCGCTGGATCACTCGGCTGTTCACGCCCTTCGAGGCCACCCAGGAGCAACTGGCCGGCGCCACCGCCAACGGCGTGAGCTTCGGCCGCGTGCTGGGTGACGTGCTCATGAGCATCATCACGCTAGTCACGTGGCTGGCCAAGGGCTTCACTGCCGTCGGTACCGCCATCGGCACCGCCGCCGGCTGGATCGTCGTCCATGGGGGTCAGTTGATCGACTGGCTGGGCAGCACCTGGTCGACTGTCAGTGAGGCGATCAAGGCGCCCTTCGTCAGCGCGTTCCAATGGATCGCCGACACCATCGACGGCTTCATGGCGAAGTGGCGCGCGCTCAAGGCCACGCTGGGCGTCCACGACGAGGCGGCGGTAGCCGCTGGGCTGCACTGGAACACCGGTGCGGATGACGATGTAAAACCACCGGCGCGCTTCACCCTGGACAACCGACCGCCACTGCGTGCCGGCGGCGGTGGCTCGGTGACGAACCACAACCAGTACAGCGTCACGGTGCAGGCGATGCCGGGACATGAGGATGCCGCGGCCCGAGCCGCCTCGGCGGAATTGGATCGGCGCGAACGGGCCAAAGCCGCCGCCAGCCGCAGCCGCCTCGGCGACACGGAGTAACCCATGCTGATGTGCCTTGGCCAGTTCGTGTTCCAGCTGTCGGATCTCGCGTACAGCGAACTGCAGCGCTCCACCGCGTGGC